CGCCTAAATAACGTCTTAAACTTAAGACTTTCCGGGGATTCCGATAAAGTGATCCTTAGGCCAGTGCTTATCGGTTAAGATAATACGCTGTGGATCTTGGAGATGTTGGACAGTTTCAAAGTACGTCGGAAAGTGACTAATGTCAACTTGCACGTAACTTGGAATGTAGTTCTGTCTGTATCTAATACTACCTGGTAAACCATAAGGGTCGGGGGTAAACCCGCCTTTAGCCAGGAAGTTATGGATATCCTCGCAAATTTGGTATACACGGGTATGATTACCACAATTAGCGTAGGCGACTCCTATGGCTCGTGCCATTAGGGACGGTAGTGAAGACGTCCTCTCAGGATGTCTTAACATAGCTAATAGTTGTAGTTCGTCTCGCTTGGGCATAGTGCCGAAGTTGCGGTACTTTAGTACCTCAGCTCCTTCTAATGAAGGAAGCACCTCGCTCTTCTTAGTATTGACTATAGAGCCAAAATACTGTTGAGCATAAAGTGAGAAGAATGGTAAAAATGAGTCCTTGATTGTAGTATAATGGGACATAAGCAAGATGATTGAATCATCGCCTTGTACCTTAATTTCTACGCGATCTAAGTCGAATCCCATACGGGATAGTATCGTAAAAATCATTACACAATTGTAAATAGAGTCTAATATTTGAGTCTGGAAATATCCAGAGTAAATACCTGAATGGTTAAATCTTAGGACACTGCCATCTGGTAGAATTAGAGGGGTGGTGAGGATGGCATCAGTCATCCAATTCCATAAGTTCTCTAACCTCGCAGGGTTGGTGTCGGAAGTGTCAGGGTAGTGGTAGGTAGGGTGGTAGCCATGTTCAAAAGTAAACATCGGTCGCATAATCATTGCGTGAATATCACGAATGACAGTGTGGCGTGCATCTTTATCAAATCGGCTCCAATCTAGAGTCACTACTGACTCAAATCGAGGAAGGGCTGTAGAAGCCCATGTGTGAAGACGGGACCATCCGCCAGTAATAGTTTCATATCCCCAAAGCATTGGAGATTCAGGTCCACGGTTCAGCAAGCTGACTTGTATGGGCCATATAAACATTAACTCTGCCATTAGCAAAGTTGACGGGGCGCCGAAGACTAGACGGACCTTATCAGGTTCATCATCTTCAACCAGGTGTTGACGGGCGAATGCTGTATTCCAGTATCGCAAATCATGTCCATGGTCGTTAGTCTTACGTCCATCTTTTATAAGATGGATGTTCGTTCGGTTAATGAGAAACATCTCGTTGTATAGATTACGCTTAGTCATACGTCTATCGATGATCTCTGGTTCAAGAGATTGTCCATGTGCTTCCTTAAATAGGTCGCGAACCTCAGTAGCGGTGTGGCCTTTGAGGAACTTGTCATTGACATAATGCTGCCATTCTTTGCTGGAGGCAAAAGGGGCGCCTATGTTGGAGGCAAGTTGCCATGGATAGTGGCGAAGGTCTGTAAAGTGTACAGGCCTAAGTTTCTCCTTTGGTGTGAAGAGTTTCTTGGTGTGTTCGATGGCTTTGTAATAGTGCTCATCCTTGATAACGGTATGTTCATCGCTGTTTAATTTAGCGATATCATCATTTAGTGCATCTTCGTTCCATGGGGAGCGGCGATAGCCATTAACAACTTTGTTGAATTCTTCAGGAGTTAAATATCGACGTAGTGCGTGATCAACTGTATCAGCGTAGGCAGGATTGGATCCAGCATCTGGATTTCCATAAAGAGGCCTAGCAAGACTGGGCTTGTGCCCAATAACGGTTGTGTTTCGCATGGTGGTGTGTGTGTGAAAGTAGATTGAGATCTGCTGTGACTAAAAATCTTTAATTTATAAACCGGAAGCTTCTGTAAACTCTCG